GCAGTACCACCCTCACCGAAACCATGTTCGTCCATAGGTTCTAGTCCATCAGTCGATTGGGGGTTCTCATCTTGTTGTTGCTTTAAGTCATTGTAGACCTCACGCACCGACCAATTATGATACTTCTCATCATATAGTCCACCCTTGGGTAAAACACAATGAGCCTTGTCTTCAAGATTTACAATGATGTCATTTACAACATAATCTGCTGACGCATTTGTTAGCCTCGCGTCCTGTTTGAATTCTTTATCAAACCTCTGAATATGTTTCAATGCAACATGTAAGTTCTCATGTAGTATCAATGCACGCAGTTCACTATCGTTCAAGTTCTCAATAAACTTACGTCCATACTTCTTATTAACTCCGTCAGTATATGCAGTAATATCATCATCAACGACGAGACTGTCGCCCATCATAATAATGCCTGAATACAACGCAGTCTCACTATGCCTCATCAAAGACACATGTGCCTTTTTAAGTCTTGTTTCCTGTGTGATACTCATAGTTTATTCTCCTAGAATAGTTCTATGTTTTGCTTAGTCCAATCTGCAATTTCTTGGTTGTTTCTAGCGATTGGTCTAGTCTTATCGTTCTTAACAATTACAGTAAAGAACACCGCTTGCATTTCGTGGTTCGGTAGTCGTTTCACATACTTCATGAATTGAGATAAGTCTTCCTGTGTTTGTATCTTATCTGTTGACTGAAACATAAGCATAAGCTGACCTGATATTTCTGTTGGTATTGGTGCTTGGTCAGGGTTCTTGAGTATTTCATTAAAGCTAGGTAGTTCTCGTTCCAACGATAAGAACGCACTCATGTCTGCACTCGCACTAGCACCGATAGTACCTGATAGGGCTACCATTGTTGCATTATCACCTATGACATCTCTATTCGATACAATCACAGAAGACTTGGCTAATGAACGTGGTGATACAAAAGACAGTTGTGTTTTCTTGGGGTCAAATATGTATGGATTATCTTTTTCCCCATCATCAAGATAACTGTGTAGACATCGCGGAAACATATGAACCCATGCTCTAATCAAAGCATTAACTCCATTGTTGCCTGCCCACTCGAGCCATTCATCAGGTGTAGGTTTAGCCATTTGCATGATACAGACACGATTGCCCGCATGTGCAAGCATACTGTCGCCTACTCCGTCTGATTGGTTGTTTGAAGTGCCGAAGACTATACTGCCTTTGGGTAGTGGTGTATCACCTACACATCTCTCTAGCATTAGTCTAGTGAATATAACCTGAAGTAGTTTCGGTGCTTTCATAAACTCGTCAAGCAATATCACTTTCGGTTTAGGTGAATCTAGTTTGAACAATGAACCCACATAAGTTTCTAGTGTGCGAGTATCATGGTTAGGAATAGTCATAGCTATGTCTTGCATATCTTTGACAGGGCAGTCGACGTAGATGTAGTCGTACTTATCACCTAAGTCTTTCTCTAACATGCTGAGTAGAGATGTCTTCCCACACCCAGGCTCAGACTGTATGATTGGTGTAAGATTCTCACCAATGACAGGTATTACTTTTCGTAGTTCTTTAATTGTTACTGTGTGCATATCGTTCTCCTTGATATAAAGTCCTAGAATATTCTAGGGTTAGAATTGGAATTTATTAAGAATATCGTCAACCTCATTCTTAACTCGTTCCCTTGTGTAATCGCTTTCGCGTAATGCGTCAATCGATACACCTGTCAGTGCATTATCTAATAGGCGACACGCGTCTCTTAGTTTCGCACTATCCTCGTTATTTAAGACGTCGAATTGCGAGATTGACCGACACAACGACTTGGCTTTCTCGATGGTTGTATCATATATCTTTCGTTTCTTTGATTTAACTTCGCCGTCTTTGGTAGTAATCTCTTGTGTTCCGCAACAATGTGAGATACTTTCCATGACATCTGTGATTCTTTCAATTTGTTGATGAAGAACATTTTTAACTATCTCCTTGGTTTGTTTCTCATATGATTGTTTTAAGTCATGGGCTAAGTCATTAGCCACCTGACACCTAAAGTCTTGCGTTGGTACTTCGGATACGTACAGCTTACACCCAAACTTTGCACGTACTTCTTCCACACTTGGGTAGTCCTCAGCGTTATACATATCACCTTGTGCAAATGCCATGTTTGATTTAATAGAATCATAGTTCATACAAAAGTCATCAAGCAGTCTATTAAACTCTTGCTCGTGGTCATTGTATTCCGCCTTGAAATCAGGCATGTCAACACTTGGTAATAAGTCCTGAGAATTGTTCCACCGATACGTTCTACGTTTCAGCCAATTATATATAGTCTGACGATAATTGACTAAGTCCTTGTGATAGACATTGTTCGCTAGAAGATTCTTAACGAACCTACCCGCATTGGGGTCTGCCTTTTTAGATGATGTTACCTCTGATGAGATAACCCTGTCTTGCTTGGTTGCTGACCAAACATTTACGTCTACCGATACCAACACACCTGATGTTGCTAGGCTGATGATGTGGCTCGGCTGTTGCAAATTAGTTTCAAAATGCATGTCAATCTCCTTATATAGTTAATGCCAAACCCTAGAAAATTCTAGGGTCTGGACTTGGTTTGTTGCATGGCTCAGAATAATCTCTGACCATAATAATATTATAGCAAACTTTACTAATTACACATATAGTTCGCCACAGCTTTTTAAGTTCGGTTTGAATACTATCCCCCTTTCACCGATTGTTGTTAATCATTTCGAGATACGCGTCATATTCCGCCTTGTTTAAAAACTCAGAATACTTTAACGCACTCTCCTCTTGGCTCTCCCATACCTCGCCTTTTGTTTTGTTACGATTGTGCAGTTTACGATTCTCTCTAACAATTTGTAAATCTTCTTTACTTAGGCTCATTTGATGATACCCCCTTTATTGTTTAAACCTTGTAAGTCTACGAGATTAGTGATAACCATATAGTTGCTTTTATGCATAGGTGCGATTGTGTGCTTAACTAGGTTAGCTTTCTCATCACCGCATGACATACAAGTATCATAACCGATAGCTTTGCGTTCATCTGCATAACTATCACTACAACGAAAACAAGTAGCCATTACGCTACCCTCTCTAACATTGCATATAACATAGTGCAACATGCAAAACCTATACCAAAGCCAAATGCAAAAGATAATATGATTTTACCTCGTGTCTCACGTTCATATTGAATCTTCCACAACCAACGTTGCTTTGCTCGTTTGGTGCTTATGTCTTCCATATCTACAAACATGTCGTTCTCCTTATTTGTATAGTTAATGTAATACCCTAGAAAATTCTAGGGTTTCAGGTCAGGGAATTGCGATATTTAAAATACCCTTTGACCATAATAATATTATAGCAAACTTTACTAATTCAATCTATATGTGAGTACGACTTATTTTGTTCAGGTTTTCGTAGTTGAGGTTTAATAATTGTATCGTCTGTTATTTTCTTAAATGATGTATTTGCGTGATGCTGGGGTTGGTGATGTTAAAGAGGGGGTAACGAGCCTAGTATGAGGAGGTCTGAGACGTTGTAAGTGCTTGATTTATAAGGTTGTTCCAGTTGTTCCAACGAAATTAGGCTTTGTAACTTTACTATTGGAACTGGAACACGAGGTTTGGAACGCTGTAAGTTATTGTTTTTACTATGTATTTATATTTATTATTTAGTTATTATTATGTATGTTCCAGTTGTTCCAGTAGTTTTTATATGATTTTTTTGTGGGATATTGTTTATTACGTCGCGAAATCAAACCTCTTGATTACTAAATTTTCTAAAACCAACATCATATGCTCAAAATACTTGGAACATTGGAACAAATCGTGTTTTATTCTTTTAAATCAAAGCCTTGCGTGTTCCAGTCGACTGGAACAAGGTTGAAACATCGTTGGAACAAGTTTTTAACGAAACCACAGCCACGCAGCCATTCACACAAACATCGCTAAATTATATCTTACACGATACCCTAGAATATTCTAGGGTTAAAACTCGTCCTCAACGAATCGCTCGGCGCTAGGCGTCCGCGACGACACATAACTGGTTTCAGGTTGCTGTGCGGTTTGAACTCGGGGTCTACGCTAGGCATGATTAGATTATGTTTTAGACGATACCCTAGAAAAATCTAGGATTGTGCTCGCGTGTTCTCGACGACGGGAACTGGTTTCAAAAAATTTGGACGAAAAAAAACCTCGCAGAGCGTGAACCCTGCGAGGTATGGGGAGTTAAGAATTCAAAGCTTTGTCAAGCTCGTTGATAAGAGACTCAACACGCTCAGCCTTCTTACCTGTAAGCTTGTCACCGTTCTTAACACCGTTACGGTAAAGCTTGATAAAGCCTGCTAAAGCTTTATTTAGTCTAGCATTGAATGGTAAGACCTCAACACTCGAGCCAGACTCGGTCATCATTTCAGCATAAACTGCCTTAACAACCTTTTTGGTATCAGATTTAGCGGTGTCATGCTTAGTCTGCCATTTGAGACGCCAAGGGCTAAGCCACTCTTTTTTAGATGCATTGTCTTTCGGTGCATCCTTACCCTTGGATGATAGACCTCGATACTCAGAGCTATCCATTTCCCAAGCCATGCGAGTGGTCATATAGTTCTCGGCTTTGGATTCATCACATTGAACCCACGTTGTACCAGCTTCAAGCTTAACAGGTACACGCTCGCCAAACTTAGACTCAAGCCACTCACTGATAGCGTTACGCATCTCAGACGCGAATTCATCTGAAAAGTTAGAGTAAGCACTATCAATGACCGCGTTACTGTCTTTAGTAAGCTTAGATTTTTTAAGCTTAGCTATAAGCGTTGGGTCCGCGAACTTAAGCACCTCGGGCAATAAAGCCTTGGCACCATCAAGCATTGACTGCTTGCCTGTTAAGATTGATGTTACTGAGTTAAATACTGCATTGTTTTTAATAGTCATGATATGACTCCTATATAGTTAATAAAAATGTGATTAATAAAACTTTACTAACCACGCTTATAGTTATACCTATTTGGCTATGCTATGTCAAATAACCCTAGAATTTTCTAGGGTATGAGTTCAGACTTTGAGACCATGCGTTCGCGGAGGCTCGCGACGACATAACTGGTATCAAGCTATACCCACCGTACCCCAACCCCCCAATATACACAGATGGGACCCAATGCTCCCGTATACACAATGATTTGCACAAATACTCAGCCAAAATTACAAACCCACCCCCTTACTTTACAAAAAGGCAATCAAAAAAATATTTTGCAAAAAATTTTAAAAACCGAGTATAATGAAATTGCTCGGTCATACGGGCTCCTTTATATATGTTAATGACTAGATTAGCCCCGTTCCTCGCGGGGCTTTTCTTTTGTACACAATGCGAATGATTCTCACTACCACATAGAAGAATAAAACCCGATACAATTCGGGAATGGAAACACTACTTATCACTTTTTATGTTCTTTTTGCTACCTCATTGTTGGGCATTTTTTGCATACACCTTGTTTCTTGATTTTTTATAGGGTACAATCGCCCTAAATATAGCTGCAAATTAATTATCACAGGGTGTAAACAGCGACACATGTCACAAAATACAGAACCATACGTACCTCCGGTCGAAGAAAACATCGCATTGCCTCGCGGTTACAAAGATGCATTGCCTGAATTAAGCGTGGAAGAAGAGATTCAAGTTCGTGCGCATACTATAAAGATGCTATCTGATTTACAAGGTGATGTTATTGAACCAAATAGTGAACAAATCGACACTGCTACGCAAGTAGCAAAGCAAATCATGGAAAATAGAGAGGCTAAAATCGACTATGGTACATATCCGAACGAAACAATAGCTTATTTAGCAGGGTTAGTTAATCAAACTAGCCATATGGTTGCTAAAGATTTAGCTGATATTAAGTTATCTGTGGTAAATGGGTTGTTACAAGAGGCAGCTACAGCTAAAAATGCACGAGAACGCATATCTGCGTGGTCAAAAATAGGGGAAATTGATGGTGTTGATGCGTTTAAGAAGAAAACAGAGGTCACACACATTACAAAAAGTGGTAAAGAGTTAGAAGAAGAGTTAAAACGCACCATTGAAGAGCTAAAAGGTAAGGTCATACAAGGGGAAATAGTGGAGGATGACGATGATTAGTCAAAAAGACCTTGCTATTTTAGAAAAAGCTCTACCTACCATGTCTGAATCTCAAAGACAACACAATCTAAGACTATTAACACAGTATAAACAAGAACTAGTGAAGCAAGCGGGGGGTAAAACTTTTCTTGAGTTTATCCGACATGTCTACCCAGACTACAAAGTAGGAGCACATCATGCTAAATTGGCTAAGTTGTTTGAAGAAATCGCTGAAGGTAAAAGGAAGCGTGTTATTGTTAACATTGCGCCTCGACATGGTAAGTCAGAACTTATATCCTACCTCGCCCCGGCTTGGTTTCTGGGTAAGCATCCGGCTAAGAAAGTTATTATGGCATCTCACACTGCGGACCTTGCGGTTAACTTCGGCCGTCGCGTCAGAAATTTGGTGGGTTCGGACTCTTATAAAGACATCTTCCCTGATGTTTCACTTCAGGCTGACTCTAAATCAGCATCTCGCTGGGGTACGAACTACAATGGTGAATATTTTGCTATTGGTGTGGGTGGTGCTTTGGCTGGACGCGGTGCTGATCTTTTCATCATCGACGATCCACATTCCGAACAGGATGCTAAACTTGGAAAGCCAGACGTATTCTTACCAGCATGGGAATGGTTTCAGTCGGGTCCCTTGCAGCGACTCATGCCTGGAGGAGCGATTATAGTTGTGATGACTAGATGGTCTAAACTAGACCTGACAGGACAGATTGTTAATCAAATGGTTAAAAATGATGAGGTTGATGACTGGGAAGTTGTTGAATTTCCAGCAATATTAGAGAAAGATGGAGAAGAAGTACCACTATGGCCTGAGTTTTGGTCATTAGAAGAATTAAAGTCAAGACGTGCCGCACTAGATATAAGATATTGGAATGCACAATACTTACAGAACCCTGTATCAGAGGAGGGTGCTTTAATAAAAAGAGAATGGTGGAATATATGGGAGAAAGAAGATCCTCCTGATTGTGAATTTATTATTATGACATTAGATGCTGCACAAGAAGCTAATAACAGAGCTGACTATAATGCTTTAACTACGTGGGGAGTATTTCTTAACGAAGAAACCAATAATTATAATATAATATTACTTAATGCAATAAAGAAAAGATTAGAATTTCCTGAGTTAAAGCAACTTTGCATAGATGAATATAGAGATTGGGAACCTGACGCGTTTATTGTAGAAAAGAAATCTAACGGGGCTGCACTCTACCAAGAGTTCAGACGGATGGGTATACCCGTTGGAGAATTTACACCAGGTAAAGGTCAGGACAAAATCAGTAGAGTTAATGCAGTATCAGATTTATTTAATTCAGGAATTGTATGGGCGCCTGAACATAGATGGGCTAATGAAGTCATAGAAGAATGTAATGACTTTCCATCAGGAGCAAACGATGACTTAGTTGATGCAACAACTTTGGCATTAATGCGTTTTAGACAAGGCGGCTTTATTAGATTACCTTCTGATGAAGAAGACGATATTATTTATTTTAAAAGTTCAGGACAAAAAAGACTGTACGCAGTATAAGGAAAAATTATGGCACAAGATAATAATGTAGATAAAGGACTGTACGCTGCTCCTCAAGGTATGGAAGAGTTGGCAGAAATGGAACCTGATTTAGAAATTGAAATTGAAGACCCAGAAGAAGTCACAATCAAAGCTGGTGGTATGGAGATTGAAATTGATCCAGACCGTATGAGTGATGATGAGTTTAACAAAAACTTAGCTGAAGAAATTGATGAAAGTGATTTAGAAAATTTAGCAAGTGAACTTATTGAAGAATATGAAGGTGATGTAAGTTCTCGTAAAGATTGGTTAGATACTTATGTTGATGGTCTAGAACTTTTAGGTCTTAAATTAGAAGATCGCTCAGAGCCTTGGGAAGGCGCATGTAATGTTTATCATCCTCTTATGACAGAAACACTTGTAAAATTCCAAGCAGAAACCATGACTGAAACATTTCCTGCCGCTGGACCTGTAAAAACTCAAATTGTAGGTCAAATTAATGAGGATAAAGAAGAGGCAGCTAAGCGAGTTCAAGATGATATGAATTATCAACTTACTCAAAAAATGGTTGAATACAGACCTGAACATGAAAGAATGTTATGGGGCTTAGGTTTAGCAGGTAACGCATTTAAAAAAGTTTATTTTGATCCAAGTTTAGAGCGACAAGTCTCTATGTATATTCCAGCTGAAGACATCGTAGTGCCATACGGTGCTTCAGACTTGGAAACTGCACAG